AACCATCGCCATGTGGCTTACGCAAGTAGCGACCTTGGCTCCGATCAGCGCGGTAAAGTGTAAACTGTACATAGTGTGCCACCTCATGCAGCACTTGGATCAAGTTACCGTGATCCACATCGCCTGTTTTGATAAACGTGCCACCGCACTTGGCGTTGGCGTTAAATGATTTGTATTCGTTATAATAGACGTGGCCGTCTAGAACTTTATGCTCAAAACATTTATGTCCATTTTCATATTTGCCGTTCTGGATATTTTTGATCTGCCAATACGACAAGTTAATCACAATTGAACTGTGACAAGCATATGAGCAATTGTTTATGCCACCGTTTGGCTTTTTAACAACCAGCACTTTTAGCGCATTGGCCTTCTGACTTTTTGTCAGTGAAAACTTAGTGCCGTCGAGGCCGTCGAGCGCGTTCTCAACCAAAGATGAAATGAATGGGCGCTGTGTGTTTAGATCGTATGTCATTTTGGGTCTCTCCTTTGTTTCTCTCTTATACAATACATATAGGCATTCTTATTGAGAATACAATAGCACAATACAAACTAAATACATTTAATTAATAGATGAGGGGCCGAAACCCCCCGTTGGTTATTTAAGAGTTACTTTGAGCCAACATGCACGTGCATTGCCTTGCTGGCTGGTGAAGTGGCTGCGAGTGCAACCGTTTTGGGCATCCTGCAAAAACCATTTATATATCCCCAAGTCACCTCCGACATATGTTCCAATGGTTACATAAACTGGATAAAGCGGCTCATCTCTTACAAATACTTTGATTTCGGTAACTTCATAAACGCAACCGTGCTGTAGCAGATGGTCGCCAATCTTAATGGCCGCTGGCATGATGCTTTCAGTGGTGTAGTCATCATAGGTCAATGGGTTTTCTTGCAGCCCGTCAAAGTAGGCGACCCTTGCTGCATTTGTTGCCGCGATGGTTTCTTGATTTACGATTGTCATTGGGTCTCTCCTTGGTTGCTATACCATTATACATAGCAGGTATATCAGGAGATACAATAGCAAAATACAAACTAAATACATTTAATTAATATACAGGGGGTAAATAGGGGGGAAATAGGGGGAAGCCAAAATGGGCGACTTTCCCCCGATGAAATTTATGCCGCGAGATGATACAGCCAGCAGTCCATATGGCCGTTTGTTTTATTGTCTTCATCCCTTGGAATCGAGTGGGGGGTCTGATCAACTAATCCAGCCGCCACGGCGTGTCGCATAGTTCCGCAAATTTTGTGTGAGTTTTTCTTTAGCAGCCGCGCCAAATCTCTACTGGTCATAGGCCCGTGTCTCTCCAATATCGACAGTATCGGCTTGAACGCTGATGTATCTGTGCGACTAGGAATTTTTTTCACATCAGTCGGCAAAGGTGGCCGAAGTTTTTTTCCGTCTCGACCCTTAGTTTTTGCGTAAAATTTCTCCAACGTCAGTATGCAATGAGCATAAGTATTTTCATATGAAATCTGCTCTAATCTTGTTCTGGTTCGCCTCATCTGTCTCTCCCTCAGATTTTATAGTTTCTCATTCGCAGATTGCTAACAAATCGATCAAGCTCGACCTGTGCTGTCCATAAATTTTGTTTTGTATTCGGCAGCGGATCAACTGCATATGCAGCGTTGTGGCATCGCTCGACCTCTTGTCGTAAGAATTTTAGTTCGGCTTTATGCGTCAGTAAAATCTCTTTCATTTTTTTCCCTGTCTGATAGATTACTTTTGAGGGTGGTTTTCATATCAACATTTGCCTGTCGGTCTGGTTAACGTCACCGTGCCACCCTCACGATTCCTGTCCTCCTTCAGCAACTTTTTTTGGTAAAATTTAATCTGTTCTCTGAGGCCAGCATTTTCAGCCTCCAAGCGTTTATTTTCTTCGTTTACTCGCTGATATTCATCGCGGTGTATCAATTTATTAAGCCTCCATTTAGTCATTTTTCTACAGCCTCTTTTTTGATAAAATTCACTTTAAATTAATAATGGCTGCAATGATGGAATATAACTAACATCATAATTCTCATTATCAGTTTTGGGGTAATTTAAAATTTTGTAGTTTAGTTTCTGCCTTCTGATCTTGCGCTCTGACTTGCTACCGACAATATAAATATATCGGTGCTTTCTGGGCCGATCAACGTGTTCTCTAATTTCACCTTTTTTTGCTTTTCTCCATGTTGTTCTACTGTGCAATCCAGAGAGCGATTTTAAATCTGTTCGTTTTTCAGATAGGCCAGTGTAAATAAAGTTGGTTGCTTGATATACATATCCACAATGTCCATTATTTTTGTCAGCGTAAGAGACAACAATGCTTGGCTGGGGTAGCATTTTTAGTGCGCGTGATACAAAAAACGATGCAAGATTTTTTTGGTTGTTTACCAAAAACAATCTATTCAGTTCTAAAACTTCACTTTTAAACTCTTTTCCACAAACTCCTTCGCACAGACTTAGACTTGGAGGTGATCCAAAAGTACACGCACCAACCAACTCATTATTATTGTACAAGCCAAAAGCATAAGTTATGCTGGGCAGTCGCTTCAGATAGTGAGATCGTTCTATTAGATCGTAGCAAAGATTCTTTTGTATTTTTATAACTTTATAATTTTTCATTTTTCCAGAAACTCCAGCACTTGCTTCGACGCATCGCTTGCGCCTTTTCCAATAATCACAGTGTGGCCCACTGATTTCAAATATTCGATCATTTTTTTCTGATCGGGGGAAAGTCTGCCACCCGTGACACGCTTCATTTCCACCCAAAGATTGCAGGAGGGGATGTACAAGTCTGGTATCCCCCTTGTGACCCCCTCTGCCTTCAACCGTGTCGCCACGCTAATCGATCTCTTCTCACCGTTTGGGATCGCAAAAATCAGCGTGTCTGGATATTTGGCGCGAAACCAGTTCACAAACCCCACCTGTTCACTGTGCTCAGAATGGGATGTCTTCAAGACTAAAGTCTGCGTATGGGCCTTCTTGCGCCTCATGTTTTCTCTCCACTTTTGTATAGTCGAACTGCACAACCTCAAAATATTTCGGGTTGTATGTCGATGGTTTTATCTTGATGCGGCTGGGGCTATCCCACCAATGGCACTCATCAAGAGCCTCGCTCGTTGTGTCGGCCCCCGATGACAGCAAAGGCTTACGCTCTTGATATTTACTGGCGGCGTAGCCCCCATGATCGGGGCATAGCCATTCGTTAATGCTCAACAGCCCAGCGTAGTACGTGACTTTGACCGAGTCAGGCTTGCCCTCTTTTTTGTGCCGATGGTAAATTACGCTGTCCACATCGACCCATTCTTCCTTAACCTGACTGGAGAGCATGGCCCCGCTGTAGCTGTTTGAATTGTGGTTCAAAGTGGGTGGCGGGAATTGATGGCCGCAGACGTGGCATTGCAACGCCGCTGCAAAGCACATTGCTTGGCAAGCCTCGCACATTTTTACGGGTGCCGTACCCTCGCCTGCCCCCGCGCTTTTATCCTTGGGTTTTACCCTATCAATAAATCCATGTCGCTGAACATTGGCTCCGAAATCAAGAACGAGGGTATCAGTCTTGCCTTCAGAAATTCTAGTGCCGCGACCCACCATCTGGACGTATAATCCAGTTGAAGCAGTGGCCCTTACCAAAGCAACAACATCGACGGCAGGGTGATCAAATCCAGTGGTTAGCACGTTAACATTAATCAGGCATTTAAGCTCACCGCTTTTGAAATCGGCAATCGTTTGCTCTCGCACGGCGCTGCTGTCACTACCCGTCACCACGCCGACATCAATGTCGTGCGCCTCAAATTCATCCTTCAGCATGTAGGCGTGATTTACGCCGCTGCTAAACACCAGCCAGCTTTTTCGACCCTCGCTCAGTTCCACAATTTCTTCGACAGTTTTTCTCACCAGTTCGGGATCAGATGCAGCCGTGGCGAGGTCGCTCTCAATAAACTCACCGCCCCGTTTTTTTACGTTTGTCAGATCGATCTGGTTCAGACCGCCTTTGCTAATTACAGGCGACAGGTAGCCTTGCTCCATCAGCATATCGATTGGAATGTCATAAGCGATACCGTCGAACAAAGCACCCGCACCTTTGTGCAATAAGCCTGAGTCCAATCGATAGGGCGTGGCCGTCAAGCCCACCACTTTAATGGCAGGATTGCACACTTTTAGATCGGCAATAAACCTGTTGTATCTGGTCTCAGTATTTTTGGGCAGCATGTGCGCCTCATCGATCAAGATCAGGTCTGGCGCAGGGATGATGTCATAGGCGCGTTCCCAGACCGACTGGATGCCAGCAAATGTGATCGGCTTGTCCAACACCTTCTGTTTCAGCCCCGCACTATAAACGCCGTAATCAGCCTCTGGATACATCTTCAACAGGCCATTGGCCCCTTGCTCCAAAAGCTCCTTCACATGCGTCACAATCATTACCCGTGTGCCAGAAAATGACATGGCGTCCCTTACGATCTGAGCTATGATAGCCGTCTTGCCCGATCCAGTGGGTGCGACTATAAGTGGATTATCACCCGCCTTACTCGCCCAATAGTTGTACAAGCCATCGACAGCTTCTTTCTGATAGTCGCGTAATTCAAAGGGCATGGGAAACTCTTTCTCTCAATTCTTCGCTATTGTCTTGGTTGCGAATGACGCCATGTGGCGTCTGATACTCCACGAAATCATCGCCAGCGTCTATGATCTCCCAATCGCTTGGCACCAAAAACGGATTAAAGAGATGCCCCCCCGCGCCCTCCTTGCGGCTCCAAGTGCCGTCTTTTTCTGGGGTGCTGTGCGCGTCCGTCCGATCATTAACTTCTGGCAATTCACCGCCGTGACAAATCGGAATATAAT